GTTCGGAGGAAATTAATGTCTTGTCAGGTGCATAGGGGCACTTCGCTATATTAAGAAACGTTGTATAATCAATGAACAATTGCTTGTCCATGATTATAACATCGTCTCCTAAAACAAAGAACTGATGGTTATAATGCTTATGGCGCTTCCGAAGAAGAGTCATTAACACAAGACCATGAGTTAGAGTAAAAGTGAAGAAGGAAGGGTTAAACCCAAGGGGTTGCCCTTTCTTCCAAACGATTTCACCCAATTCACTATGCCAGTTACTTCGAGAAACATCTCGGAATAGCTTAACATACGGATTGTCTTTGCCATAGATGGTTTCCAAAACCATCTGTTGTAGCTCATATGGGAAATAATCTGTTGCAGAAGATAGGTCTACAGAATAGACCATACCTTTTTGCCTCAGACATTTCTGAACATATGGTAGTGCTTTGCCTTGATCGTGGGTACAATCCCACTCAAGCGATCGTACAAGCTGACCTAAATCCTGTTTCAGTGGTTGTGAAGCCACTTGAAATAGTCTATAGGGTGAAGCAATGCTTCTCAGTTTGTAACCAGGCTCTTGTAGGAAGTGGACCTCTCCTGCGACCATAGGACCATATTCAATATCATCTTCATGAGCAGAATCACAAAATCTGCGGATGTCGATGTCTTTAAAGACATGAGAATAAATCTCAGTCCATAAAGATTGAATATGTTTCCATGTCGAAGCATTGTTAGTGAGAAGACTCTCAAATAACAATTTCTTCGATTGTGTCACAGGCCCAAATCTTGGTAACGGTGCTCTTTTGTTAGGAGAGCCCCGCCAGAAGATAAGGGACTGAGGTATGCCACGAATAGTTCTTCCAGGGATGACTAGCTTTACCGTGTGTCGAAAAACACGGATAAAGTTCTCCGGTAATGAAACCGGAGTAGCATTGACGGATTGCAAGAACTTAATCTTCTGAGCACCAGTTACATTAACTGATGTCCAGTGAGTATAGGCCATGAATGCGTTAAGAACTTTAACAAAGTTCTTATCGGATTTAATGCCCCATCTCAGCAAACTGCCAACTACGCCCTTGATCTCACCACGTCGATTCCGTGCTAAAGGAGTCGAAACAGGAGATTTCGAACGTAACTGGATGAGTGTGAGTTTCAGAGATTTACATCTCTTGACCGTCCACTCTTCCCCGCTACAAGTCACCCACTTACAAAGTAAAT